GAGATATCGAATCCAACGCCGCCGCGGCGCTTTGATGTTGACGATTGATGTTCACCATCCTGAAATCCGAACATTTATTAACATCAAGCGTGACCTCAATAAGGTTACCGGTGCAAACATCTCGATTCGTCTCTCTGATGAATTCATGCAGGCTGTGAAGGATGGTACACAAGTTCAACTTCGTTTTCCAGTAGAGAAGGATGCGAAGCACTCAATTGAGCAGATGGTCGACGCTAAGCAACTTTGGCACGAGATCATTGAGGCAGCTTGGGCTTCTGCAGAACCAGGTTTGCTTTTCTGGGACACAGTTAAGAAGAGGACTCCGACAGAGGCATACGCTTCTTGCGGTTATGGTTCGACTTCTACAAATCCGTGTGGCGAGATTGTTCTTTCGCCATACGATTCTTGCAGGTTGCTTCTCGTCAATCTCTATAAGTTCGTCAAGAATCCATTCACTTCTGCAGCGGCTTTCGACAACGAAAGATTCAAGGACGTCGCTGTTAAGGCTCAAAGGCTCATGGATGATTTGATTGACCTGGAAATTGAGGCGGTTGACAAGATCATAACCAAGATCAAAAATGATCCAGAACCTGAAGAAGTCAAGCAGGCAGAACTAGATCTTTGGAATAAGATTAAGAAGGCTGCCCTTGGCGGAAGAAGAACTGGATTGGGTATTACGGCGCTAGGTGATACTCTAGCTGCTATGGGATTCGTCTACGGCTCAAAGATTTCTATCCAGATGACAGAGTCTCTCTATAAGGCTTTGGCTCTATCTGCCTATCGTTCGACTGTGACGATGGCTGCAGAGCGTGGTGCATTCCCGGTCTTCTCTCATAAGCTTGAGGAGAAGCATCCATTCATCCAACAAATCCTTGAAGCAGATCCTGATCTCGTAAAGGATTACAAGAAGCATGGTCGCCGAAACATCGCCCTCACGACTACAGCTCCGGCTGGTTCTGTGTCTGTTCTTACGCAAACTACTTCTGGTATCGAGCCGGCGTTCATGCTCTTTTACAAACGCCGCAAGAAGGTCAATGGTGATGATCCAAACACCAAGGTCGACTTCGTCGATCCACTCGGCGACAAGTGGCAAGAGTTCATGGTCTACCACCACGCTTTCAAGAAGTGGATGGAGGTCAACCACAAAACCGAGGAACACGTCGCAGAGTCTCCATACCATGGCGGTACAGCCAATGAGATCGACTGGGTTGCTAAGGTTGATCTACAAGCTGCAGCTCAGAAGTGGATCTGCCATTCTATCTCTAATACCACTAACATTCCAAACTCGACTTCTGTCGATGTCGTTAAGGACATCTACATGAAGGGTTGGGAGACTGGATGTAAGGGTGTCACCATTTATCGCGATGGTTGCAGAACTGGTGTCCTTGTGGCCGAGACGAAGAAGGAAGAGAAGAAGATCGACGCTTCTGGCCAACCGGAAACAATGGTAGAAAGCCATGCACCAAAACGACCAAAAGAACTAACATGTGATATTCATAGAATTAACGTGAGGTCAGGAAATGACAACGAGTCATACCTAGTGCTGGTTGGTAAGCTAGTCGACAAGCCTTATGAGATCTTCTGCGGATTGTCTCAACACGTCGAGGTTCCAAAGAAGTCTAAGACAGGTCTTCTCATTAAGAATGGAAAGAAGGACGGCGTAGCAACATATAACCTTCAGATTCCAGTTGGAGATGACGATCATCTTCTCTTTAAGGATGTTGTTGAATTGTTTGCAAATCCAAACCATGGTGCCATGACAAGGACATTATCGCTAGCTCTTCGCCATGGTGTACCAGTTCAATATGTAGTTGAACAGCTGCAGAAGGACAAGCACAGTGGTCTACAGTCATTCTCTAAGGCTGTTTCTAGAGTCCTAAAGACTTACATTCCTGATGGAACCAAGTCTCAATCAGACAAGACTTGTTCTTCTTGCGGAGTTGAAGGCTTGATTTACAAAGAAGGATGCGTTACCTGTGCGTCGTGTGGATGGAGCAAATGTTGAGTGATATTTAGTTTTTATGAAAATAAAAATCGCTAATCTACGAAAATTAATTCGTGAATATTCTCGTGATATTCAACCTGTGCACATCGAAGAAATTTGCGATTTTGCAATGAAGATGAGTCCTGATGATGCTGCCAAATATTGCCGCGACAAACTCGAGCATCATTTTATAGCGCATATTAATTCTACTTCAGAAAGTCAAGCAAATATGCACTATAAAATTAAAAAGATGGTTAGCGTTTTGGAAGCATTAGAGCGAGAGATTAAAGAACTTTCTGATTTGAAAAAAGACTTGAAAGATTCCGTTGATCGACACGTGGGATTTTTCTTGTACGTCTGACTGTGTTCAAATACATCATCTTATGATATTATGACGACATGCCTTCTCAACCTAATAAAGTAGAATTAATTGGATATTACGGTTCTGACGAGACACACGCACTATCAGCTTGGACATCAACATCACGAGATTTAACGGAAGATAAGAAAAGCAGGATACCATCTTTACTTAAGATGCTTGCTGAAAATGGACATGAAACTCCATTTGAAAAGAGCTCAATTCATTTTCTAGTTACGACAGATATTGCTTCTCATATTCATCTTCTTAAGCATCGAATTGGTGTATCCACAAATGCCGAATCGGCTAGGTATAAAGAGCTTAAAGAAGACAAATACTATGTCCCAGTTGATTGGGATGGCGAAGAAAGAGAAGCTTATATTGAACACCTAGAGTCTAGTCTACAAAAGTATCATTCAACTCTTGAACGCCTTGTTCAAAAGGGTATGAGCAGAAAGCGAGCAAAAGAATCTGCTAGACTCTATCTTCCTTATGGTAATCAAATTACGGCTGATATAATGTTTAATTTTCGCAGTTTCGTTCACTTTATTCGCTTACGGTATTCGGAACATGCTCAATTAGAGATCAAAGACATTGCAAAGCAAATGTTAGATCTTGTGCAATCTACGGGTTCCTTCCCTGCGACGATGGAGGCTTTTGGATTAGTTAGCGAAGGTAAGATTAGAGGACCATTTGTATGAGCAAGATTATTGTAATTGAAGGGCCTGACAGAGTAGGAAAGCAAACGCAAACGAATCTTTTAAAGAAAACTTTCTTAAATTATGGGATGATTGCTACTGTCGTAGAAGTCCCTATTCGGTCGATGGTAACGTATCGGATCATTTACTGGATGCTTAAGAATGGTATGGCAAAAAAATTTCCAAAAACATTCCAATGGTTTCAATATTTGAATAGAAAGATTTTTCAGGTTTTTACTTTGCCTTATCTAGAAGAACGTTACGATGCAATCATCATGGATAGATGGAGTCTATCTACGATAGTGTATGGCGTTGCTGAAGGAGTTCCAAAAGAGTATACGATTGATTTAGCAAAGAAACTAAGGCAGCCTGATCATACAATTATCTTGCATGGAAAATCATACTCTCATGAAGCAGAAGATGCTTACGAAGCTGATTTAGATTTGCAAAATAAAGTTAGAGAAGAATATGCAAACTGGGCTTTTGATAATCCTGATTCGACAAGCTTGGTGGATTGCCAAAGAGATAGGAAGATAGTTTCTCGTGAAATAAAAGAAATTCTTCAAACAAAAAGAATCTTACCGAAATATTGATATTTAAATAACGTGTATATACCTCCAAAGAGATTAAGAAAAGGTTCTAGAGTCGCCATAGTTGCGCCGGCATCTCCTGTTCATTCTGACAGGTTGATGGAAGGATTAGACGTCATTAAAGAATGTGGGCTAATTCCAGTTCTAGGACCATGCGTGAAAAATGTTAAAACCGATCATCATTCATCCGCACCGTTAAATGACAGAATTGACGAGTTACATTGGGCTTTCAGTTCCCCAGAAATAGCTGGAGTGATTTGTACCAACGGGGGTCAAGGTTCTGCTGCATTACTTCCTTATTTAAATTATGACTTGATCAGAATGAACAGGAAACCTTTTTTAGGAAGGTCTGACATATCTGCATTAAATTCAGGAATTTTAACTCATGCTGATTTAATAACATTTAGTGGACAAACACCTAGCATCCATTTAGATCGAGGAGAAGCAGTAAGACAATTAGAAGTTGAATCATTGTTTATGACATTACGTTTGTTAATGTCAGATTCTCCGTGGGGAACAATACCATTTAGCAACAATAGAATGATGCCACGCACGGTGGCACGAGGAAAGGCTTGCGGAATTGCGGTGGGTGGTAACGTTGACACGTTTACTAGATTGTTAGGCACACCATTTGCTTATAATTTTAAAGACTCAATTATCTTTATGGAAGATGTTCATAAAGGTGCAATTGTTCTTGATAGAGAATTTTTACATATGAAACTTGCAGGAGCTTTGGATGAAGCTGCAGGATTTGTATTAGGAGAATTTTGTGACCCAGGAAAAAACGAAGAAGATGCAATCGATGCAGTTATTCAACAGTATTTTTCTTCAGGGGCGCCGTGTTCTTTTGGGTATCCATTTTCTCATGGTTCAATAGTTGCACCTATTCCGATTGGCGCGGTTTGCGGAATTGACGCAGATTCTTGCGAAGTATCATTTGATTTTACCATGGGATGATACATCCTATAAAATCTTTATAAGATGTCTTAAGAGGTAAATCATATGAGCTATAAGATTTCAGATTCCGTTGCGATGCGCTTCATTCAGATTTTTCAAGAGGCAGTTCTCATGGGAGTTGATGGTGCAGACCTGATGCGTCAAGTTCGTTTGACGGTAGACTCTACAAACGAAGATACGTTAACTCTTTGCCCAGAGTATGAACGAATGGTCGAAGCTCAACATAAAAAGTATCTTGAGGATGCAGAAAAGCTCAAGTCTCAATCTGGCGATTCTGGCCTAACAACAAAAATGATTTTTGAGAGTTGAACGTGTTATTGATAATTGGAGCAATAATATTTTCAATTTTAGTCATTTTGCGCTTTTTTGTAGTTAAGGATGATTAATGAGTAACAAATTAGAATTGATGTGGGAACAACAAGAGAAATTCATGGCTCTTCTTCAAAAGAAACGTGGATTTACTAGTTTTCCCGTTGATATGACTACAAAGTCTGGGCAAAAACTTCTTAAAGGAATTACTCATGAATGCATGCATGAGCTTTTTGAAGCTAATATGATTTTAAAAAATTCAAAAGATCATCGAGCAACAGAAGTTTCAGAGTTTGATAAGGATTCTTATGTAGAAGAATTGGTTGATGCTCTTCATTACTTTTTTGAAATTGCAATTCTAAGCGGCGTTTCTATGGAAGAATTGTACCAAGCTTATATGAAAAAAGGCGAAATTAACAATCAAAGAATTGAGAATGGGTATTAATTTCAAAAAAGTGAGATTTACCCCTTTTCAAACTTTTTACGATTATTATCATTATCTCACAAACAGGGGTTATCCTGTTAAACCTTAGCAAGGAGTAATTTAACATGCTATCCAGATATCATGATACTATTCGTACACCTTTTGACGTATTAGACACAGTTAGATTTTTTAATGATTTAGAAGGATTTTCTATTAGACATCATAGGGCAGATTTTATTGACGAGGAAGGAATCAAAATTGAAATGCCTGGTGTGAAATCTTCCGATCTAGAAGTTACCGTTCAAAACAAAACGTTAAAAGTATCAGGAAAATCTAGACATGGAAAGGAATTCAATTATTCATATTCGATTAAATCATCCGTCGATGAACCATTGATTACGGCAAAACTCGAAGATGGCTTACTTTCCATTTCACTTCCAAAAAAACCAGATTCTTCTCCTCGCAAAATTACGGTCACGACATAGTTTTTCTTAAGTAAATGATAATGAAAGGCCTGAAAAAATTCAGGCCTTTTTTGTTTTTAAAACAATCTTCATAAGTTATGTAATATATCTTTATGTCTCCTGAAAAAGATGCAGAACTGTGTAGCAGGTATCCTTTAATCTTTAAGGATCGTGATGGATCCGCAATGGATACCTGCATGGCTTGGGGCTTTGAGTGTGGTGATGGGTGGTTCGACCTCCTAGATACGCTTTGTGAAGAAATTCAGCGTCATGTAGACTGGAAATCGAAGAACCTTTCTGAAGAAGAAAAAGAATCTTTACAGGTTGTTGCTTCACAAGTCAAAGAAAAGTTTGGAACATTACGATTTTATTATCATGGTGGAGACGACACGGTTACAGGAATGATTAACCTAGCGGAAGCTTTAAGCCACAAGATATGTGAAGATTGCGGAGTGCCAGGAAAGATTCACACGGATGGATGGCATCGTGTTTTGTGCAATTCGTGCAATGACAAACGAGCGATGAATAAAGGCGAAGTATGACAAATTTATCTTGGATGACAGACATCCATCTAGACATGGTTGGTAATTTAAGCGATCGACTTATTCAACTATCAGAAAAGTCTAGAGAATCTGAAGCTATTATTATTACTGGTGATATTTCAATCGCTAATCTTTTATGCGAACATTTACTAATTTTAGAAAGTTATTTTCAAAAACAAATTTATTTTATATTAGGAAATCACGACTATTATGGATCCAACATTTCTTCAGTAAGAAGAAATGTTTCAAGTTTATGTGTGAGTTCATCTTATTTGAGATACATGTCTAATGTTGCGTTTATTAAATTAGACGATTCAGGGACATATCTAATTGGTCATGATGGATGGTACGACGCTCAAAATGGGCATCCATATAACGATTCTTTACTGATGAATGACTGGTTGCAGATTTCAGATTTTAATTCAGCTTTAAGAGCCGCTCCCGGTGGGAAAGTATTAAACAAAAATGTTATAATGGACATTTCTAGAAGATTGGCGCAACAATCTGTTAATCATATAGCAAATGGAATTAAGTCTGTTATTAAACATGCAAATCATATCGTAATCATGACGCATGTCCCGCCGTTTAAAGAATCTTTTACTGCGTTCGAACATCATAGCGGAAATTCAACGATGGATATTTTGCCTTGGTACACGTCAAAGATCATGGGAGACACAATATTTTCTGCTGCAAAAACATACCCTCATGTCAAATTTACAGTGTTATCAGGTCATGCCCATAGCCACTATGATGATGATCTCTTAAATAATTTGAATGTAAAAATAGGTAAATCTACTTACGGAAATCCTCAAATAACAAATTTAGCAATTATTTAATTATTAGTATAAGTTATGAAGAGATCATTGTTGTTAAATTCTAACGGCGAACCGCTTCAGTTCATTACTGATATTAGGGCAATCAAGTTGGTATTGAGCGGTCGAGCAGATCCACAATCTGGTGTGACTGGACAACCATCGTATTGGGATGATGACTATAGTTCATGTAGCGCTAGATTTAAATTGCCTGCAGTGTTAAGATTAAAGAAATTCATAACAAGAAAAGTTGATAAAAGACCTCCAAGATTTCAAAAGCGTGTTCTATTCAATCGGGATTCATGGCAATGCCAGTATTGTGGCGTAGAGCTGGCTTACTCCGCGATAACCGTCGATCACGTTGTGCCAGTTTGTAAGGGAGGATTAACCACATGGAATAATTGTGTCGCTGCATGCAAGGCATGTAATAGAAAGAAAGGCGGCAAATTGCTTGAAGAATCTGGTATGAGGCTTTTTAAAAAGCCGGCTGAACCATCTCCATTGCATTTTTGGGATTTATCTAAATCTTCAGCATGGCATGAAGATTGGTATATGTTCGTAAGAGGCTAAATATTACTATCTAATCTAAAAACTTCTCTTGTTGAGAATAGTTATGCTAGGAGTTTTATATCAATGCGTTTGAAGTTATCTGATCTACAGCGAGTTGTTAATGATACGTTGCAAGAAAAGAAGCATTCTGATGCATTCTGCAATGAAGTAAAAAATGTTTTCGGACCATCTGTTATGGTAGGTGATGATATATGCACTCTTGCAGAAGCTGCGAATGATAAGCTAGACATCTTAGAATACAGGGGTCATCTTGACAGGGTTCATTTTTCTCCTGACATCGCAATGGGAGTCATTAATCACGAGTCGTCAGAAGTAAGAAAATTTGTTGCAAGAATTTTACCTGAAGGTGTTAATTCATCTTTGGTTTTTGATTCAAATGAAAATGTTAGATTGGCAGCTGCTAAAAAAACTTCTTTAAAAGAATTGAAAAAAGCAGTTCAAAAGTTTTCTAATGATATAGCTCTAAGAGAAGTTTTCGAATCACGCCTTGTAGAGTCTAAGCCAGCTCTTGAAGCCGCCGCAGAACATTCGCAAGAAGACATGTTGAGTGAAACATGGTATGAAGGTGTAGCCAGGAAATTAATCCAAGATTACGGAAAGACTCTAGATACGACATGGAAAACTTCAGCTGTCAAGCAATATTGCTCATCTGTAAGAGCAACGACAAGATTGCCAGTTGATGAAGTTAAATTGATGGATAAGATGAATTCTCTTTTGCAAGATTACGAAAAACTCCGTGCAAAAGAATTAGGATTAATGGAAAGCTTTGAAAAGAAAATCCAAGAATCTTTCCAAGATGAAGATGAAGTTGATGTGGTCGACGCATTGTTAGAACAAACATTATCACCTCAACAATACATTGAGAGATGTAACGAAGTTTTCAATATAAAGTATGCCGTTCTACCACCAGCAATAATGAAATACAAGATCCGCGAAGGATTATCTCTTGCTCAGATTCCTGTGTCTTGCACGTTACCTCACGGTTCTGCACCCCGTAGAATTGATGAGATTGCTTTAGATTCCTACGTGAAACACTGGAATGATAAGCAAAGGATGATGGGAGAACCTTTCCAATTGCGTTGGGATAATCATCCAGAATCAATCAATAAGATTACATTTAAGATGGAGTTAAAGTGATGAAGAAAAGGCTATCAGAATCGATGGAGATGATGATGACCATCGAACCAAACCTTCAAGTTCTTACAGATAACATGTTATCAGAATGGGGTGGAACACCGTATTGTCAGTTATCTGTTGCTCTTGTTCACTTGAAATACCTGTATGCCCTTCATCAAAATCATCACTGGACAGTTATGGGAGATCCTTATTACGGTGATCACCTATTATTCCAACGACTTTACGATGGAATACTTCCAGAAATAGACATGGTTGCAGAAAAGGCAATCGGCCTTGGGTGCACGGATAACGTGGATTTGCAAATTGTTAATTCTCAAGTTCTTAAATTGATTTGTGGCCAAGGTTCAGCAGTAATGATTCCTCAATCGACAGACTTGGCTAAAAAGTCGTTGATGGCAGAAATGAACTTCCTTGCCGTAATGAAGCACCTATGTGATTCACTTAAAGAATGCGGTTTGATGACACACGGTCTCGATAACCTCCTCGCTGGCATCGAAGACAAGCATGAAGGCCATGTATACTTACTGAAGCAAAGAATCTCTAAACCGCTCGTTTGAGGAATAACATGAAAATTACAGCAACTCAACTTCGCAAAATTATCAAAGAAGAAGTAAAAAATGCAACTATCCTTGCAGAAGCTTCATCTGACTCTTACATGAAAGTTCAAGATACAGAAAATGGAAAGCAATATTCTGTTTTTGTTCAAGAAGGAACGACTCCTTATTCTGTTTCAATTTCTTTCGGAAATTCTTTCTCTATTAATCTAAACGTTGAAGATGCACAGGCTCTGTGCGATGCAATCTCTAAAGCGTCAATGGAAATTTGATACAATTTTATAAAGAGAACAATATGAAAATCACACCAGCAAAACTTCGTCAAATTATCAAAGAAGAACTTTCACGCGCTCTGAAAGAAGATGAATCGTGCCCCAAAGACACAATGAATGAAGCAATGTCAAGAATTACACCTGACGAAGTTGAAGCTTGGAAGAGCGGAGACTGGGGTTATGTTTCTGGTGATGAATCTTCTCATGCAGAACCTATGGATATGGGCATGGAAATGGGTACTGAAGACCCCAATCGTTTCCTCCATGGTAAAGACGGTCATGATGATGAAGGTGCAATGGTCAAGTCTCGTCTTCATTCAATGAAGGACATGGCCAAGGATATTTGTGATGTCGTTCAACCTGAGGATCAACTTCCTGGTTGGGTTCAGGACCACGTCTCTGTGGCTCATGAGAATCTTCAACAAGTTCATGGTTACCTCATGGGTCAGCATCACTCCATGGAACATGGTCATGAGCAAGAGATGGAAATTCCTGTAATGGAATCCAAGAAGACTTTATCTGAAGCTCATAACAGAGTTACTCGTGAAGAGATGAATGCATGGATGCGTGGCGATTGGGGATTTGTTTCAGAAGAAAACGAATGATACATCAATAAGTTTGTAGTATATCATCATTTAGATATGCAACGAACATTATGCTTTGATGACGTGCTTTTGGTTCCTCAATATTCAGAAATCGAATCTAGGACTAATGTTAATCTTTCTGTACCTGGATTTGATGATCAACATGCTTATTTAGTTCAAGGTTACCCAACTCTTGGATGTCCGATTGTTGGTTCACCGATGGATACAGTGATGAGTCCATCAGCTGCAAAAGTCCTTGACGATTTTGGAGGCTTCGGAGTTTTGCATAGATACTGCAAAATTGATGAAGTAGTCAAGGCGTATACCGAGTCAACCGCTTCATCTACAGCATCTAAACGTTTAAACGTGATGGTAGCAATTGGAGCTACGGGAGATTATCTTGAAAGAGCAACAGCATTATATGAAGCAGGATGTCGAGCATTTTGCGTCGACGTTGCTCATGGTCATCATTCTTCTGTCAAGTCTGCTCTTAAAGAATTGAAGACGAAGTTTGGTGATGATATTCACATCATGACAGGCAACGTCGCAACACTTGAAGCTTTCAACGACCTAGCTGACTGGGGGTCAAATTCGATTCGTGTCGGTGTCGGAGGAGGAAGCATGTGTTCTACAAGAATTCGAACCGGACATGGTATTCCCACGCTACAATCAGTAATGGATTGTGCAAAGTCAGACAGGGATGTTTTTATCGTTGCTGACGGAGGAATCCGTAATTCAGGCGATGCCGTGAAGGCATTGGCTGCTGGCGCGGACATGATTATGCTAGGTTCAATTCTTGCTGGACATGATGAATCACCAGGTGATGTTGTCGATGAGCATGGACTCAATTACCGTTCCGGCGGGATTCCTGGTTTGGCTCTTTTCAAGAAATTCCGTGGAATGGCATCTAGAGAAGCGCAACTAAATTGGAGAGGTCGTGTGTCTGTCGTTGAGGGAGAGTCAACGATGGTTCCGTACAAAGGTCCAATGAGAAATACCATTCAAGACTTGCTTGAAGGAATCCGTTCAGGACTATCTTATTCAGGTGCCAGGTCCATCAGAGAATTCCGGACCAAGGCTAGATTTGTTACAGTGACATCGAATGGGGTCGTTGAAAATAGACCCCATGGTAAATCACTTTAATTTTAAAGATTTTTTAAAACCAACCTGTTCTTTTAGCGGGTTGGTTTTGCTTTTCCTGTAGCAACGATTTCAGCTGCTCTAGCAGCAGCTTCAGGGTTCTTTGACCAATCAAACGCTCCTGCTTTAATTGCTTTTTCTTTTGAACCGCCATGTTTCTTTAGCGCTGCAATTGAACCTGCAGAAGCCTTGTATTCTTTTCCATGATATTCGCGGGATTTTACGCTATCCTTTTTCTTTTCTTGTTCTGCTTCTGTCATGTAGCCGCATTCGCAAGTTGCTTCATTCATCCCACATTCGCTGCAAGACTTTTCGTTCATCTTACCGCAGCCTTCTCCATTCATTCCGCATCCTGAAGGACTATCGATGTCTGTTGACATCATGCCGCATACTGGGCAAGTAGCATGACCAGAACACGTGCACTGTGAACCTGGCATACCGCAGCTACCACAAGGTTGTTCCATGGATTCACCACCCATAACCATCATAGGTTCTGGACATCCACACTTTCCATCGATGGACATCATATTACATTGTGGGCAGACATCTCCTAAGCTATCTTCTTTCATGTCTCTTACCCCGACAGCACCAACGGTAGTGATACCCGGAAGGTCTCCAATTTTCTTACCATTCATTCCCATGGGAGGTTCAATTGGGTCACCAAACATTTCAACTAAAGTTTTTTCAAGATTCTTTTTCATGCAATTAAATATTCTTTGATAAAGAAAAATAAAATGGATTATAATGTTCGAAAAAGTATTACATGCCTGATTCAATGATTCTTACGTTAAATGTCTTGTTGTATTTAACTTCTTTTATATTGGGGTTTGTTGTCGGTCGCATTACCAACCCATTAAAATCTTTGGAACTAAATGCTTCTATTGATGCGAAAAGATCGTTTTTAAATCAACCAAAGAAAAAAGTCGTTTCGATTGATGATAGAAAATTTGTTACTGATATCTCTACTGATAAATTTGAAAAGAAGGGTGGAGAACTTGGCAAACAAACGACGATCAGCGATGATGTAGGATCTGCAGCATCTAGGCTAGCAATGCTCAAGAAGAATAAATAATATTTCCAGAACAGGAGTACAAACACATGGCTAAAGGATTAGACGTCGGCACATCTTTCATCGTTCTTGCAACTGAAATGACAAAAGGTAAAGTAACTTACAAGGACTTTCGTGATGCATTTTATGTCATCAAACCTTCGACACCAATTGCAACCAAGATGATTGAGAAGGGTCTTACAGGAAAAGTGTTCGTCAAAGATGAGGATGGTTCATTCATCATTCTCGGCAAGGACGCAATTGAAAAGGCTGTTGAAAGAAACGATTCTGCCAAACGCCCCATGTATAAAGGGGTCGTATCATCTAAGGAAAAGGACGCTCGTAGGATTCTCACATACATTCTTAAAGAAGTTACGGGGGCTCCTGCAGAAGAAGGAGAAAAGCTGGTCTTCTGCGTACCTGCACAACCTGTCGATCAAGAAGATGATGATTTCGATGTTGGTTATCACGAAGACGTTATCGTCAAACTTCTAACAGAAGTTGGATACTCTGCTCGTGCAATTAACGAAGCCGAAGCTCTTTGTTATTCAGAATTAGAAAAAGATGATTACACGGGTGTTTGTTTATCCTGGGGCGCTGGTATGGTCAACGTTTGTGTGATGCTTAATGGTGAACCCGTCGTTACTTTCTCTACTACAAAGTCTGGTGATTGGGTCGACCGAATGGCCGCTGTTGCAACAGGAGAACCTGATTCAATCGTTCAGGCAGAAAAGGAAAATGGCGATTTTACCATCGGGCAGCCAAATGATAATCAAGTCCTTGCAGCCGTAGCTTCATATTATGATCGTCTTATCGATTACACAACGAAGCAACTTGCCTCTGCAATGGATGGTCACAAGTCGATTCCAAAGTTTAAGGATGCATTGCCTGTTGTCGTAGCTGGTGGAACATCAAAAGCAAAAGGATTTGTCGATCTTTTTGCAAAGAAACTTAATGACAACGGATTCCCACTCCCAGTTAAGGAAGTTCGTCATGCAGCAGATCCACTTCACGCAGTGGCTCGTGGATGCTTGATTGCTGCGCAAATTATGTGACAGTTCTTATTTGAGATAAAAAAAGCCTCTCCTCGTGGGAGGCTTTTTTCTTTTTAGAACCTTGTCAGCGCAAAAAATTGAAAAACCCGTATGCGCATGTAGTCTTATATATTTATTCTTGAGGTAAAATATGTTAGTAACTACAAATTGCGAAAATTGTAATAAAGAATTTCAATTTGAAAAGTTGAAACTTTCAAAACCGAATAAAAGAGCTTGTTCAAAAGAGTGTTCTTATAAATTAAGAATAAAATCTAGATTGACTGACCATCCACCTCTTGAAAAAATTTGTGTAGATTGTAAAGAAATTTTTCAAGATACTTCAAAAAAGAAAATGGTCGCAAGATGCCAACGGTGTATCAACACCAACATGGTGAAAACTAGAAGAGAAGCTGGCAGCTACGTTCGAACAGATTCACAAAATGAAAAGCTTTCTGAATCTCTTCGAAAGAAGTATGAGTCAGGATGGAATCCAAACACTGAAGAACATCGAGAAAAACTTTCTCAACAGATGAAGTCTAGATGGTCAGACGGCACCATGGCTGAAAAGACTAAAGAAACTTCTTTGAGAAAGTATGGGGTTGACCACTGGACAAAATCTGACGAAGGTAAGAAAAATTCATCTAACATTCATAAAGGAAGAAAGTACTCTGATTCCATAAGGAAAAAGATGAGTATTTCTGCAGCAAATAGAGTTAGAAATAAAAGAGAATCTATGTACACCTCTGCAAAAGGAGGAAAACGAGAAGATTTAGGAGGAATGTACTTTAGAAGTTGCTGGGAGGCAAATTTTGCAAGGATTCTTACGTATCTAAAAAAAGATTGGGAATATGAACCGAAGTCTTTTGTTTTTGAAAATGGGTCAACATATACGCCTGATTTCTTTTGCGAAGGAAAATTCTATGAATTAAAGGGTAGAATGACAGATTCATGCAAAGAAAAGATCAAAAACATGAAAGAGCAATATCCTGACGTTTCTATAGAGATTATCGATGGTGTAAAGTACCAAGAACTCAAGGTACAATATAAAAACCTTCTCACTATTTGGGAAGGAAAATAAAGGAATCTACATGAGCACAGGAGGACCCAAGAATCCCGTGAGAATGCCAAGCCGGTTTGTCGGCCTACATTCTCACAGCGGATTCTCGTAACGACCTTTGATGGACTTGACTATCCGCAAGAACACATCGATTACGTTCTAGAGAACGGTATGGATGCCTGGTCGTTGACTGACCATGGTCACATGAACGGATTCTGCCATGCATATCTTCATGCCGAGAAGCTTAAGAAATCAGGTAAGAACTTTAAGTTCATTCCTGGTTGCGAAATGTACGTCCATCCGGATCTAAAACAATGGCAGATCGATCTTGATAAGTCGAGAGAAAAACCGGTCAAGGACGAATCTATCCTCACACCTCTCACAGCGGTTGTCGACGGCAACG